AATGCTGGGAGATATGCGTAGAGAAGGGAGAGCCTATTGTAGTCTTTGAGGATGACGCTTCGCCTAAAAGAAAGCCATTCATTCCATACAATAAAGAGATAGAGGACTTTGATTTTATCTATCTAGGATCTAACGATAATTTTGGTGCGACAAAGGTAGGGCAGGAAGTCTTTAGGTATAGAGATAATAGATTGCCTTGTAAGGTTCGCAGGGCTAAAAAGATATATGCAAACCACGCTTATATCGTAAGTCCAAGAGGGGCATTTAGAGCCTTGCAACTTGAACCCAATCCAATGGGTACGGATGTTATGATGTGGGGTGTCTTTCACAAGGGCAAAAGCTTCTATATAAAGCCTACCATCTTTCACCAGCGACCAAGTTACTCGGACAACTACGACAATTTTAGAGATATGCGGAGTGTAACATGAAGATACTAGGGATCGTACACGCCTTCCCTCCTGACCACGGAAGCGGTGCAGAGTGGATGATGCACGATATGATGCAGTACATGATGAAGCAAGGGCATGAGTGTAAGGTGTGGGTTACTAAATACCCAGCCCAAGATATTAACGGGATCAAGATGGTGGGTGAAGAGTATGTTCCTAAGTGCGATATGATATGGAGTCATCTAAATATGACTGGCAAGGCAATCAACATAGCAAAGGAATACAGAAAACCCTTAGTGCATATTGTTCACAATACTCAGCACATGGGCATCATATCAGTACAAAGAAAGAACGTATACAACCTATTCAACACATGGTACACCTTTGACGTATTAAAAGAGAAATACCACAGACACCCTTATATGATATTTCACCCTTCGGTGGATATGAATCATTACTCAATAGAGCCAACAGGTAAGGCTATAACCTTAATAAACCTTAACGAAAGTAAGGGTGGGTACATACTAGCGGAGTTAGCAAAGAGGATGCCTGATATTGAGTTTATAGGCGTTAAGGGTGCGTACGGTACACAAGTAGTCGACCAACCAAAGAACGTGCGTCTAATGGAAAATATGGCGGACATACGGGAGGCATACAAGCAGACAAAGATACTGATCATGCCTTCGGACTATGAGAGCTACGGAAGGACTGCGGTCGAGGCGATGTGTTCAGGTATTCCAGTTATCGCCAATCCGACTCCAGGTTTATTAGAGTCATGCGGTTCAGCAGGGTACTTTGCCGATAGGAACAAACTCGATGAGTGGGTAGAGGCTATTCGTGATGTATTCAAGAACTACGAATACTGGAGCAAAAGGGCTAAATTACGTGCTGAAGATTTACAAGACCAATCCGCTCGAGAGCTAGGGAAATTGGAGCAGTTCTGCGTGGATATTGTTAATGACAAGTTCAAACACAACCTATGATACTAGCGACACGCAATCCAGGTAAGAACGTAGGCTTTACTAAGAAGATTACTGACAACGGAACGGGCGATATTATTACGCTGTCCGAGGCGAAGTCTTTTATGAGGGTTACAACTGATGACGATAATACGTTAATCAATACCATCATAGAAGCCATGATTGATAGTGCCGAGCGTTATACAGGGCTATCATTCAGAACTAAAGAGATGACGCTTGAGTATCAAGAGTACGGAACTGAGATTATTCTGCCTTATGGACCACACGTTTCAGTTGATGCGGTTAGAACTAAATACGAGGGAACGGAAACAACCTTATCTAGTGATGCGTATTGGGTAACAGGTCAAGAATTCTTTACTCTCAATCTGACGGAGTTCTTTACACACCAACAGTTAGAGATAGACATTACAACTGGATATGGTGCAGGGTCAGTACCAGCTCTAATCAAACTAGCCCTATTAAAGGCAACTCTTTCTAACTATGAGGATAGACAGGACTTGATAGATGGCAATGCGAACTTATTACCAAACTCAAGCAAGAAACTACTAGACCAATACAAAAGGATACACTTTTGAGACGTAGAACAAAGAACATAGGCAAGTTTTTAAAGAAGGTAACTGCTCAAGACTTTACTACTACGAGTGATGGGGCTGGTGGGCTTACGCAAACATGGGCTGATACTCATACGTTTTTTGTGGATATAGAGCCACAGACTGGGCGTGAGGCGTTAGAAGCGGAGCAGTTGATAGGCAAGAAGCCTTACAAGATGACTGCAAGATATTCCAGCGATGTGGCAGGGCTTACGAATGAAACGAGAATAAAGTTTGGAGATAGATACTTCAACATTCATTCGATTATAAACCTGAATGAGGAGAACGAGTTCCTGGAGATTATCGCATGGGAAGTATAAAGTTTAGCACTAATGCGAAGCGGTTAAGCACAGATATAAAAAAGAGGGTAACTGACTATGAGAAAAATATATCTGATGCAATTAATGATGCTGGGCTTAATATAGAGTCAGATGCAAAGTTAAGGATACAGGAACACGGGAGTAGAAAATCATTCCCCAATGTCAGAAGTGAAAAGGCTGGTAATTCTAAAAAGGTGATGCAACGTATTAAAAAAGAAGACGGAACACCACAAAATCCTTCGGCAACAGTGAGTTCTAATGAATTGCCGATAGGTGCGTATCTTGAGTTTGGAACTGGTATCTATGCAAAGGAATACTTGCAGGGTAGACCTGAAGAAGAGAAGAGTACAGCGAGGGAGTTTTACAAGACTGGTAAGGGTACTATAAGAGCCTTTCCTTATCTGTTTCCTTCCTTTGACGCAGAAAGACCGAAGTTAATTGAACGATTAAAAAGAGCCAAGATATGAACAACAACTATCCACGCTATCAAATAACAAGCACTTTCGGTGAGGTGTCAACTGCCGACTGGTATTACAACGAGTCACAGATAGCACTAGGGAGGGGTGATTTATATGTAGGCTTTGCTGAACTAACCGTAGCGTCTTTGGCTACTGAGTACCTGCATTTAGTAACGGGAGCAGATTTAAACCTAGACTTGGTTCACTTCTCAACCTCAACTGAATCACAAGCCTTTACAGAGGAGTTTATAGAAGCACCTGTATTAACTGCTGGAACAACAGAGTTAGGCGTTTACAACTCAAATAGGAAATCAGCCAATACTCCAGGCTTTACGATTTACACGGATTCAAGTTACACTTCAGGCGGAACGGTTATATACAAAGATGTGGCGTTTGGCTCTAAGACTTCTACGAGTGCAGATAGTGGAAATGGCTACGCACGTATCAGATTCAAGGCTGACGAAGACTATATGTTAGCCCTTACGAATGACGACAATAGCTCGGCAACCTTCTTTGCAAGATTTTACTTCCATGAATCTACCTAATAAAGCGTTACAGACTGCCTATTATCAGGCATTGAACGGAAACATCTCCTATGGTGGGAGCAATGTTCCAGTCTATGATATAGTTCCGGATGGTGCAGACTATCCTTATATCGTGTTCGTTTCACAGAATACAGTAGAGGACGTTACTAAGGATGACTTTGGCTATGAGATTGTCTTTGAACTAGACGTAGTAACTGGGTTCGAGGGCTCATTTGGGGGGAAGTCGCAGGGCTATGATATTGCTCAAGACGTTATTAACGCAATTAGAACTAGAACTGCAAACTATCTATCTTTAGATGGTTACACGATGGTAACTACAACGCTGGATAGCAGTTTTATACTCCAGGAGGACTATGAAACTTTTATCTTGTATATTAACAAAATACGCTTCAGACATAAAATCCAAGAAAACTAATGGCACGAATTAACGGAACTAATCTAATTCTTACAGTTGCAACTAACGCAATAGCACATACTACGTCTGCATCTCTATCAATCGAGATGGCTACGATTGACGTATCGTCTAAGGATTCTTCAGGAAACCAAGAGGTAATTGGTGGGCAGAAGTCTAGCACAATCGACTTCGAAGGCTTGACAGACTTCGCTTCTAACGGTTATGGAATTGACGACTTGTTTAGTCTGCTTGACAATCGTACAGAGGTGGCATGGGTTTTAGGTGTTGACTCAGACGATGACGCTACTGTTGATGGGGCTAACTTCTCAGGAGTGGGATATATCACAAGCCTTTCAGTAGATGCACCAATGGAAGATGCTACTACATATAGCGGAACAATCACAGTAACTGACGGAGTTACTTACTCAGCTTCCTAATGAACATTCTAAGAGGAGAAATCGAGGTTTCCATAGGTGGGAAGCCTCGGTTGGTTAAGTTTGGCACGAACCAATTAGCCATCTTTACACAGATGCACAAGGTTGATTTGTCTGAAGCCGACTTTGGCATGCACCATTTAAGGGATTTAATCTATTCCGCTCTAGTCGCAGGGGCTAAGAAGAAAAAAGAAACTGTGGACTTTGACGAGTGGGAAGTAGGAGAGTGGATAGACGAGCTTCCGGATGAAGAACTACAAAAGATTGTAGACTCATTTACTAACTCCCTACCAAAGGGAGAAGGGGACGATAGTAAAAAAAAGTAACGTGGGACGACATTCTGTCGTTAGCCTATGAAGAAGTAGGACTCCTGCCCGAGCAGTTTTGGGATTTAACCTTTCGGGAGTTCAACATGATTGCAGAACATAGACGTAGAAATGTTT